ATAATAACCCCTTAAATGGGGTTATTTATTCTCCCAATATTCGTTGGAGGCTATACCCTGAATAACAGCTTTTTTCTTTGCTTTACCTCGTTCAATTTCATCACCACATTTGTAATAATATTTTTTACCTTGATTACCCCATCTGGCATAACATCCATCTTTATCTTTATCTATTTGAACTGGCATAATAATAATTTTTAAATTGTTAATCTATAAATCCTCCTTTTTTATAAGAATAATTCATTAAAATTTGCCAAACATTAGCCCCAACTGATGGCGATTTTCCAACCTCCCATTTTCCCCATTTATTTTCACCAGATGTCTTACAAACACCTCCTGATCCACTTGCAAATTTATCAAAATCAGATTGTGAAACTTTGAAATAGGTATAAACAGATCCATCTTGGAATTTAACCACAAGTTCGCCCGTTTCCGTATTGTATTTGAACTTATGAACATTAGCACTTTTTATGGTGTTATTTCTCGTTCTTGTATTACCATATACGATTTTGAACTGCTCAATATATTCTTGTATCTTGTTGAATTTATAATCATCACTTAATTTTGGATGATCTAATAATTCCTTTATTTCTTCAAATACTTCCTCATCAGTGAAGAATTGATAACCTTTTGAGCCCAACTCCTTAATCACATCAGAATTGTTGTCGTAGTGTCGTTCTATTTCCAATTCAATAATCTTTTCAATCTTATTTTTATTTGAACCAGTGGCATATACCCTTGAATGTGGAATGCCTAATTTATCGGCTCTATTTAACATCGGTGCTTTATCTTGTCTGGCACTTATTATATATAATGTATTTCCCTCATCAATTAATTTTTGAGCTAATTCCATACCTCTTGCAGTGGTTATAGTTTCATCATAATCAAAACTTATCTTCATATAATCAATTTTTTAACATCCCCCACAACCACCATTACCACAATTAAAACACGAATATCTATTACCTATATAAGTTGGTATATCAGGAAATAAATCTAATCCCCTTCTTGATGTATAAACACCACTGAAATATGATTTTGAATTTGCAATTACATTCGCATAAGGATCAGGAGATAAATATTGTGGAAATAATTGTGAATAATCACACAAGTATTGATTTAACCTTCTGGTAAAAAATTCTGCAAGGTCTCTTATTGAGTTTCTCAAATACTTAATCTCATCCAATTCTGATGGAGCGGAGAACTCTGATGATTGCTTACTAACCGCCTTATTAGTCATTTTAAAATTTAAAAACGGAAATACCTCATAAAATGCCCATTGTGCAAGACAAGGTTGAATATATGTCCTTAATAAATTTAATTCATCAGAATTTAAATTGTTATTAACAATGCCATCTTTTAATCTATCATATAATGTTGATCCAAGTGCAAGTTGAATATGTGTATCTTGTGATGAATAAATATATGGAACAAGGATATTTTCATCAACGTTATCTTGAATAACTGTATTTGATTTTAAATAATCAGTTGATATGAATTTTACTTTATCGCTCATAACTTATTGTATTTGTGTTGGTGTTATTTGTTGTTGATCATCTTTATATGTCTTTAAAACCAATTTTTCACTATATCCCAGTACATCAATAACATCATTAAATGCCCATTCTAATTGTTGTTGTCTTGGTGATATATAATATTGCTGAAATTCATTTAACAATTCCTTTCTTTCATCTGTTGATCCTAATTTACCAGGTGTCAAAACAACCAATTGTGGTGGGATCTCGTGAGACATTACAATATTCTTTTCAACCATATCTTGAAGCATTATAAAACGTTCATCTGAATCATTTAATTGAATGGGAGTTAATTGTGGTGCTTGATCTTGACCTTCAGAATATGTGATTATTATTTTACCCCCGTTATCAGTTCCTGCATAATTTCTTTTAAAATCCCTATAAAAATCATCCATTTCTTCAACTGATGGAATGCCAGTACCGAAATTTAAAATAAATGATGGTTGAAAGCCTTGTTTTACTTGATTTAAATGGAATTTGCTTATCTCGTAATCTAATTCAATATAATTAATACCTGTTGTATAATTTGATATAGGATATAATTCGTCTTGTTGTGGGTTAGATTCTATATAATAGAATAATTGTCTTCCAGTTCTTATATTTGGATCAAATTCTCTAATTACTTCAGGATGATATTCATCCTTTTTATATTGATCCCAGTCTTTTGAATATAAAAAATGTGGAAAATCAATCTCCTTATCTTCTAATCCTCTTCTTATCTTATGAAGTGGGACATAATGTACATCAAATGATGATCCTTCATTATTCCAAACAATTTCAAAACAAAAACCATTATATATCTCAAAATCAACATCACATTTGGATATCACCCTATCCAATTTGTTTTTATCAACAAAATCCTTTAATTGTGGGTTTAGAATTGATTTAAGACCATATCCCGATGAAAGCCTAACCTTCTTATTAATAATTGATTTATGTGTCGTAGATCCATAATAATTATATAATTTTAAAAGATATTCGGGATATTTATTGTCTGATCCCCATTCTACAAAATGATGTGATTTATTCCACTTATATTCTGGTGCAACATAAGCGGCATTGAAGTTAAAGACCTTAACCATATTCTTTTTTTGTGTTTCGTTATTTTCCATATTTAAAAGAATGTATATTCTGAATTATTATTTATAAATGTATTTTGTGTTGTGCCCGTTCCAATAATCTCACATAAGCCTGATTCTAATACATCTGAAGTTGTTAAACCTGATATTGATAAAGTTGATCCGCTAGTTTGATAAACCATATATGTATATTGACCAGGACTCATTATTGTTCCTGTATATGATGTTAGATCAATAGGAAACCTATTATACCTTGCATTATTTGTTGTCGTGTCAGCAGTTAATGGTAATGATATTAATGTATTTGAATGATCTTTTTTTGAATAAAATTCAATAATATATTGTGTCATCGCACTATAAGGTATTGTCTGTTTTTCAAATAAAGTAAAAGGACATTCCGTTATTACATTTTTATAGATCTTAATCATAAGTTTTTAATTAAATATAAAACATCATTTTTTGTTTATTTTATTTGGCAGATTGAAATATATTGCGTAAATTTGTTATATAACATTAAAACAGGAACTAATGACACTTACAAATCAACAACGAAAAGAATTCACAACTAAAGTATTTAATAAATTTGGTTATGGTTCTGAATATCAATATGTATTATTCTGTGAAGATGATAAATTAATTGAAATATGTAAAATCTTTAAACTAATATAAAATGGCAACAAAAAAGGAACAATCGAGAGATTTAAAAATCGCATCACAATCTAATTTAAAATTAATTAATGAATGGTCTGGCAATTGTGGTATTTGTCTAACATTAAAGGAACTTGTGGCATTCACAAATGTATTGAATGATTATGTTGAATATGGTTATTCATCTGAAATTGGTGATAGATTGGAGACAATTGATAACTATTTAAAAAATAGAGAATAAAAAAAGCCGGTTATCCCCTTTAAGTAGGGGGACTTCCGGCTTATAAGATATATAGAGGTTATTAAGACCCTATAGGTAATGATGTTCCTACTAATGAACCATTCATTAGATATGCACCATTTGCACTTCTCCAAGTGAATGATAAGGTTGCACCATTCATATCTCCTTGTGCTATACCAACAGATGCAACTCCTTCAGTTGCTCTACCTGCTGATTCTACACCACAAGCATAATAATGTCCAGCATTTGATTTAGCCACTGCAAATACAGGTGCTTTACCTAATGTCACAACCAAATTTCTTAAATCAGCATCCAATTCGATGAATTTAACAGATAAAACTGTTTCATAAAATACAGACCCATTGGATCTGTCAAAATTTCCTGTTTGATTTAATCCTGCAAATTCAATATCTTGTTCTAGAAGATATACTGTTTGTCCAGATGTAATAGCAGTAATAACATTATTGGCGTCAAAAGCATATGCCTGATCAGCATCATAAGTTCCGATCCATACTTTTTCAACACCACCGATGGTATTACAACCCAAAACATACCCTTCGCTAATTACACAACTCATAATATTTTTGTTTTTTAAATATTGTTTATTTTTTAAAAGGGGGTTTTTAGACCCCCCTTATTTTAATTTCAATTATAGGCTGAAATACACTACGAACTCAGGAAACGCTGCTTGAACACCTTGTTTCCATTTAGCTCTAAATCTTACTTCATCAAAATCTGCTGAATAGAAGATTGAGAAGTCCTCTGCATCGCTTAACAAATCTGTACCGAAATATAGGTTAGATGCTGAAGTTAAGAAAAACTTGTTAGTTCCATTTAATCCTCTAACAGCAACAATTTTGATGTTAGTACCAGGAACCATTTGTGAATAATCTTCACCTTGATTTTCTGCCCCTGTGTAGTGGAAGTAATTAGCGTTTCTTAATGCTGTTGCATAAGTTCTATAGAAGTCATAACCAACAAATAATATAAGGTCATTCATTCCTAAGATATCTGTAGGAACAACAAGTGCTGCTTCATCAACGATATCGATGATATTATTAACAGTGATTGACGTATAGTTAGATGGGTTTCCATCAACAGTTGAAGCTGACCACTGAGTTGCCGCTAATCTAAGGAATCCATCACACAAATTCAAATTAGTTGAACCTGTTAATGTTGTATTTCCTTTCCAGATTAGATCATCAATAAGTGCATTGATTTTATCTGCTTTTTCAGATGCATATAATTGCTCAAAAGGAATTTGCTCATTATATGAACCTGGTTGCATCAATTTTTGTGTATAATATTGCTCTAAAGTATCCAAACAAATTGCTTCATTTACTCTTAAAGGGCATACACTTAATTCTTGTTGAGACAAGATTGTCTCACCATCTTCATTCCATCCACATGCTCCTGCTTGTGCAACCAAGTCAGAATTGATGATGTTAATTGTTGCTGAAGATTTGATATCAGGTTGAACTGTGATATATCTTAAAGTTCTACCACCCAATACTGCTTTTTTGATCAACGCCATTTTGTTTTCATCAACATATGCCGTTAAGTCGCTCACATTTAAACTCATAATTTTTTGTTTTTAAAAAGTTTATTTTAATTTTATTTTTTTTTTATCTATTTCCGAAGAATTTCAATTTATCTTCTTTTGTAGTTTTTCTTAAATCCACCGTTTGTTTTAGTGGTTCAGTTGAAGGGGCTTTAGCAAATTTATTTACAGATGCTTTTAATTCTTCATTTTCGTTTTTAACTGAGATCAATTCATCTTTTAATGATTTTAATTCATTCATTAAAATTTCTAGGGATGAGAATACTTCATTTAATTTAGTATCATCTCTTTCTTCAGTTTCTTTTGTTTCAATCTCGTTGATATTACCTTCAGCGTCAGTATAAACAACAAGACCACCTTCTACTTCGTGTTTTCCTTCAGGAGCTGTTTTATATTCTTCACCATCTTTAACTAATACTCTATCACCAACTGATACTGCTTCACCCTTACTTAAAATTCTGATTTCAGTTCCATCAACCAATTTGGTATCAATTTGGTTTTTGTATTCATCTTCCATTTCTTCCTCTTTGTTTTTATATCCCATATCTTCTTCTGAAATTGATTCTTCAGATGATTTCATTTCTATAACCTTACTACCTTCTACTTCTAATACTAAACCATCTTCTAATGTGTATTCTCCGTCAGTTAATGGGACTTCACCATCTGCTGTTATTTCAACCAATTCTGATCCAACATCTAATGAATCACTTTTACATCTGATGATTCTGCCATCTGCAGTTTTATAATCAGCAAATGAATATTCTTCTGCTGAAAATAATTCTTTAATTTTTCCTAATATACTTGCTTTATTCATAACTAATTTACTTTAAATATTGTTTATTTTATTATGTTTAACGAATTATTCCTTGATCTGCTTCTTCATATTACTTGCTTCAAAAAATAATGTCTTAAATCCTTTTAAAAAACGTACGATTTTATCTGTTATTCCTTCACCATTTGCCCATTTGAATTTTTCATCAATTGAGCTGTATTCTATCCATACAAAAAATGCTGTCCAAAATCTTGTGAATGCATAATCGAACCATACATAATTTCTTGTTATATCATTTATCATATATTTATCAATCAAAAATGAAAAAAAGATAACTGATAGATAAATCAATAATTTAACACATAATCCCCTTCTTGTTTTTGATGAGGTAATAATCTCCCCTTGTTTTTTTGCATACCATCTACCAACAAATGTATCAAAAATTGATGCAATTGTTATGATAAGCATAAGAGGAAATAATGGGGTCATAAAAACCAAAAATCCAATCCAAAAATTACTTAATAATGTTTTCATATATTCAATAGGGTTTTAATTTTTAATTCTTTATTCTTATCTGTTATATCTTCATTTAAAATTGATCTGATATCATTAAATTTCTTGTCAATCATATCCTGCTCATATTGTTCAATAAATCTACCCTCCAATGAAAATCCGTTGAAATTGTCATCAGTTTTTAATTTATTCCAATAATCTTCATCTTCAATATAAAATGATCCGACCCAACTACCATCTGGTATATTCGGATATAGATCTGTTTTAACTCTTTCACCAACAATAAATGATTCAATAAGATAAACACCATTAACAACCTTTTTCGGGTTGTGTTGTTCATTTACATTATTGATTTTATTCTCCTTGAAGTATTTTTTCATCATCTTCAATATGGTATCTTTTGAGAATTTAACGAAATAATTTCCTATTAAAGGGTTATATCTTGGTATTTCAGTTTCAGCTACCATTATGGGGGCTGTTATAATTCTTTTTTCATTTTCTTGGAATTGTTGTTTGGACATATTACCCATCGACATATTGTGGTGTATCCATTCCATTTTTCTAATAGCCCATTCAATACCTTCAGTTCCTCCCCAAGCATCCCACATTAATCCACCACACCCCTCGTCATAAGGAACATCTTTATTTTGTTGATGTCTTTTAAATGATGCCATTCTTCCAATTGTGTCCATACTGATGTTTTCTTTATTACACAACTGGTTTGCACGTGTCCAACCTACCCTTGTTCCACAATCATTTTCATTATTTGTCTTATCACGAAATTTTAAAGCTCTACAAGCATTTTCTGATGCTGCTTTTGGATAGTCATTATATGTGTCAGTTTGAGCTGCGAACATATTCCATACCAGTTCAGTTGCTGGCTTATCAACAAATGAAATTGCATCCATTCCTGAATACATATCATTTTCTTCTACTTCCAAATAAACAACGATTTTCTTTTCATCATCCATATTATTAGATATTTAATTTGACTTAATGTTTAATACTTTAAAAAGTGGTTGAATTTTGTATTCTTTTGACCCTCTGTTGTGATGAAGTTATATCTTGTTCAACAACATAAGCTCTAACTGACATTTCCTTTTGATTTTCTTTATATGCCATAACTTTTGGCTTCATATCAGGTAATGCTTGATTTGGTAATAGATTATTACCTCCACCTGCCATATTGATCAGATTTAATAATTCTGGAAACATTTGTGATGAATTTGAGTTGATAACAGTTTCACCTGGTGCAAGTTTTGCATTAACACTATCTATATTTGATGGCATTCCATTTTGAGGGACAATACCCCCTTTTGCTGCATAAAATTCTGTTGATTCAATTGCCATTACTTGCATCGCTGCAAATATCCCTGCAAGACCTGCGGCAACTGATTTAATTACAATTCCACCTGGTGTATTTGCAAATGCTGAAAGTACGGCTGTTGCCCCATCCATCGTTGCTTGTGCGATATTAAATCTCTTATTTGTTTGAAAGGTTTTTAATGCAAGTTGTTTTTCCTTTTGTGTTTGCGCATTCTCCATTCTTGTTTTTCTTGCATTATATTCATCATCTGTAATTGATTTATTTGCTAATGCCTTTTCATTTGCATCAACTTCAGCATCATAAATCGTTTTAATTTGATTTAATCTATTCTGTGTTGCCGCATTTTCCATTGCTTGAAATGCTGATGTGAAATTTGAAAATGCCCCACTAATCATATCAAAATATTGAAGATATTGATTTGCCTTTTCCACTAAAGAATCTTTTAATGAAATAGTGGTATCATCATATAAAGCTGAAATTTGAGTTTGTGTATCTTGTTCCATCTTTAATATGTCGGCATTATATTGCTCTCTTCTTTTTTCTTGTTCTACAAGATTTTGACTACCCTCTACATACTCTTTTTCATATTGTTTTGTTCGTATTTCTTTTTGTATTGATAAAGAACCTAATAATAACTTCTCTTCTTTTTTGGCATATTCCAATCTGATCTTTCTTTTTGCTTCTTCTTTTTTGATTTCATTCATTTCACTATCATCAATTTCTTTTAATGCTTGTGCTTTTTGAAATTCATATGTATCAATTTGTGATTGCTCCCTTATTTTTTTTGTTTCATCATATAAAATTTTATTTAATCTGATCTCTTCATTTTTTGCTTCTTCAGATTTTAATTTTAAAAGAGTGTAATATTCAGTTTCATTTGATGCAACCCTCTTATAATGCTCTTCCTCTATTTTTGCAACCCCATCACTAAATTCTTGTTGTGTAATAATTTTAGCAGTCAGTTGTTTTGTTAAGTTATCCAATTCTTCTTGTAATGCTCTTGTTTCACTTTCTTGTAGGGACTTATATAAGTCATCAACTTCTTGTTGAACTTGCATAAGTTTTTCAGACACATACGTATATTGTCCATCCATAAATGAAATTAAAGCTCTTTCTTGTTTTTCCGATTCTTCTTTTGATAGTGAAAAACCAAATGCTCGTCCCACCAAACTTGGACCACCTATAATTTGTATAGATTTACCATAAGATGTTGCTACCTTTTGTAATTCTTTATCAACACTTTCTAATGTTTTTAAATAATCTAAATATGCTGAATTCTGAAATTCAACAGTTTTAATATTTTCAGTTTGTGTTTTAGTTGTTTTATCTTGCTGCTCACCATATTTTTTATTACCATCAGTTAATTCATATTCAGAATCTTTTAATACATTAATTCTTTTGGTATATTGATTTAATTTAAATTCAGCCCCTGACAATTGTTTATTCCATTGCTCCAATGATTTAACAACTTCGGAGTTATTTCTATAATATTCCCCTACTGTAATGTTTAATTTCTTGGCAACTCTTTCTGCATCAGATTGTGCTTGTTGAATTTTAGTTTCTAAATCTAATTTTCTTGTTAAAACCAAATTAAATGCTTCTTCATTTTTCTGAATTCTTAACTTTACAGTTTGATATGCAATATAATCTTCAACCTCCTTATTTAATAATCGTTGGAATTCTGTTTCATCATCTATATTTTTAAGGGTTGTACCATATTCTTTATTAATTTCTTTTATAAGATCTTTTCGTTCTTTTGATCCCTTATTTGATTCTTTTAATTGATATATCAATCCAACAAATTTACCCGATTCTTCACCAATTGTTTTAATGGCTTCCTTTTGAGCCTTATTTATTGCTTCAATTTCTTGTCTTCTTTTCTTTTCTTCTTTTGTTAATTCTTTTGATGAACCACTAAATGCAATAACTGCAGTTGTTAATGCAATAAGACCTGCAATGATTGCTCCTACTGGGTTTAGTTTCATTGCGGTATTTAATCCCTCTTGTGCCACTTCAGCCCCTTCTGTTGCTGCAGTTTCTGCAACAGTTGCTGTTGTTAAAATACCCATAGATTGTGCTGCGGCTGTTGCTGACGCTTTAATTTGAGTCATAGTATCTCCAAGACCACCAACCACTTTAACGGCGTCTGCAAGTCCTGCAATTGCTTGTATTTTTAATAGTTGTTTTTGAATTTCTTCAGATTCAGTTCCAAATAATGCTTGTGCTGCCGTTACAGCTTGAAAGCCAGCAATACCAATACTTGCAACACCATTTAATGCTGTACCCAAATTCTCGAGACCAGTACCTGCAGTTGATGCAATTACATCTTGTGTATCTTTGATCTGATCCTTTAATTTACCCGCAGCAATGGTAAGTTCCCTGAACCTAGCCGATCCTTCGTCTAACGTGTTTAATTCGTTTTGCATGGCTCTTAATTGAGCCTTTAATGTTGTTGTTTGTTTAACTGTACCTTGAAGATCCTGATTTAACTGATTAACCGAGTTATCAGCCTGTTTGGAATCTACTTTAATATTAATTTGAGCTGTATTTGCCATCGTATATTAATTTTTAGTTTACAAATGTGAATGATCCACCACCTCCTCCACCACCTGAAGGATAAGTTGTGGTTACGTTTGTTGTCCCTGATATTGATCCATTAATTGCAACAATTTGCTCTCCACCAGATGCATTTACATCATAAAAATTATAGTCTGTTATTTGTGATGTTTCTTTATCTCCCAATACAATTGATACTTGTGAAGCTGATGTTGAACGTATTGCCGGTCTATCAGGTATTCCACCACCACTTAATTCCATTTTATCAAAATAATGTGTATAAGTTGGGTCTAATCTTAATGTTATACCTTTATATGTTAATGAACCGGCTGATGGTGGGTTTGTTGTTGATGATGTTGTCCTATAACTTGAAGATAAATTTAAAGTTTGTGCTGATACTGTAGCCCCAGTAATTCTAACATCAATTGACGTAGCATCTGTTGTATAAGGTCTAGGACTATTACAAGTTGCTAATAAATTACAAGTAATACCTGAAGTTGTAGCAATATTTAAAATTGAAGCTGAAGCATTAGTTGTTTCATTAGTTATAAATAAATTATGTGGCACTTTTACATTAATAGTATAGTTATCCTTATAAGCGCTTTGTTTATGTAAAACAGTATTAAATAAGGTTGGTGTTCCAGCAGATAAAAAATTAAATGTTGGTGTTTGTGTAGCTGATATATTACCACCTATAACCATTGCTCTACCTATTGTATTATATGTTCCTGATGTATTTATTGTTAATGTTCCTGAAGCCGCATAAGTAAATGATATTAAACCACTTCCATCTAATATAAAATTAACTGTGCCACCAACATATACACCTGGTAAACTACTATTTGTTAAATTCCCAAAATCACCATTTGAATAAATTGTATTACCATTTATAGTAATACTTGCTGTATTTAAAAATTTCTGTGTATATAAATTGGTGCTTAAAGTTTTTGTTCCAAAACCGCATTGTAGTCCAGGTATTCTATTTGTATTATTTTGAACAAATGTTGCAGCTACGTTACATATAATATTTGATGTTCCAGCATAAGTTGTGGAAGTATCACCTAATGTATGTGTTAATGATGCTGTAGCAAGTGTCAATGTATTATTCATTGTTAATGTATTAGCATAATTTGTTAAATTTAAACTTCTACAAGTTGCTGCGACATTGACTGTTAATTGACCTGAAGTAGCAGTTGCTACAACATCATCTGCTGACGTTGGGACAGCACCCTCAACCCAAGTTCCAGTAGAGTTCCAGTTTCCACCACCATTCGCTATAGTTCTAGTAGCCATATTTTATTCTTCTTTATTTGTTGTATAATCCACGATTAAATCAGATTCATCGTAAGTTTGTTTATCTAAAAATTCATCAGTTAATTCATCTATTCTTTTTATAACTAATAGATTTATTTCCCTATCTGATAGATTTTTATCAATAGTTATCTCCCATTTTCTATTATCATATTCAAATAGAATTATATCATAATTTTCTTCTGCTGTATTAATTATATAGTCCATATTTTATGATTTTGTTATATATATTATTAAATTTACTCTTGTTACAGATGTTGCTGAATCAACATTAAATGCTACAATATCTCCTGCAGTTACAGATGTTGTCCAAGTGGTTAAATTTGTATCTTGATTTTTAACTGCTGATGATAAGGTTGGTTTTTCTGATCCTGCAATTGTATCTCCTGATGTTGGTGGAAAGTTAGCATAAGTATCTTTCCATACATCTACAACGGTTGAACCTGATGTATCAGCAAATATATCCCATCCTGTAATTGTTCCATTATAAGGTACTGTAATATAACCTTTAACTCCTGTTGTAATTGCTGAACCACCACCATCTATTGTAATACCGAATGATCCTTTACCGCCACCAACACCAAGTAAGTTTTTACCATCACCATTATAAGTTGTTGCTGATATTGTATTAGCTGTTAATCCATTTGTGAATTGAGTTGCTCCTGTTACAGTTCCACCTGTAAATGTTCCACCACCAGCAACACTATCAACATATCCTTTATCAACTAAACTTCTATTGGTATAATTTCCAGAATAATCAGCATCATATTCCATCATACCACCATTAATGGTAATTGCTGATGGTATAATTATTATTGATCTTGATTCTGAACCATCAATTGCTGTTATTTCTAATTGATTTGAATCTAAATTAATTGCTGTATTATCAACACCTACTGTTGATTGTGATTTTAAATAACTACCATTTAAAGGATCTAATGATAAAGTGTCTTGTGATAAAACACTTGTATTACCAATTGCTGTTGTTACTACTGAACCATCTGTAGATGAATTTAATAATATAGTAGAAGCAACATCTGATCCAACACTATTATCATATACTGATGCTGTATTTTGTATTGGAGTAAGAATAATTTTTGATGTATTACTACTAGCACCATCTAATGATGTTAATTCTAATGATGTTTGACCAATTGTTAAATTACCTTGATTGCCTGATACTGAATCACTTGTTGTTCCTTGAATAGTATTATATTGTGTATCTAAAAAACTTGATTGATTGATACCATTGCTAGCAGTTATAATAGCATTTGGTGGATAAATAACAATACTTGATATATCAGTTCCATTTGTGACTTCATTAGTTAAATCAACTGATGTTATTTCACTATAACCAACACTTGACCCACTTGTAGTTATTGTTTTTGTTGAAGTAATATTTTGTTCAATTACTGATGATTGTGATGTTCCACTAGCTTTAAATTGATTTTTAACTTTATTTAATTCAATTTTATATTCTGTTGATAATGAATCAGTCATACCTGCTTCAAAACCAACACCATCTTCATATTTAATAAACCCTATGTCATTAGATACGGCATTACTTGTATTAAATTCTATATAATCTACTTTTTGTGTTGATGTATATAAACTACCAGCATTATTATCAACATCAAATTTTAATCTATCTAATTGTTGATTTAATTCTGATATTTCACCTGATGATGTTTTGGTAATTGTCCTTTTTAAATTACTTCCACTACTATTAACATCTTTTGCTATATATGATCCACCTGTGGTATAACCTGATATTGAATTATCACTATATATTGATAATGGGGAACATCCAATAATATTTGAAACATATAAATCAGTAATACAACTTCCTGATCCTCCACTAAATGTTAATCCACTTGTTCCTGACGAACCTGAAGTACCATTAATTCCTGATGTTCCACTTGTTCCATCAATACCTGATGTTCCATTTACACCACTTGTGCCTGATGATCCACTACTTCCACTAGTACCTGATGTCCCTGAAGATCCTGCAGATCCACTTGATCCTGATGTACCTGACGTTCCGTCAATACCGCTGGTTCCTGAGCTTCCACTTGTTCCTGACGTTCCTGACGAACCACTTGATCCATCTATACCACTCGTACCTGAACTACCACTCGTTCCTGATGTGCCATCTATTCCACTAGTACCTGAAGATCCACTTAATCCAGATGTACCCGATGTTCCATCAATACCAGATGTACCACTTGTACCCGAACTACCACTTGATCCTGAACTACCTGATGTACCACTTGATCCTGAACTACCTGATGTTCCTGATGATCCACTTGATCCTGATGACCCACTAGACCCCGATGAACCACTTGAACCTGATGTTCCATCAATTCCTGATGTACCAGAAGATCCTGATAAGACAGATGGGTCTTGCCACGATGCATTTCCTGTTGCATCTGAAGTTAAAATATAACCTAATGTTGCTCCTGATGTGATTTGTATTTGATCTGTTCCAATTGTGGTGGCTGTTATATTACCATTGACAGTTAAACCTGTCATTGTGTTGATATAGGTATTTAATGTTGCTCCTGAATTGGGGATAATTGTTAATTTATTAGCCCCATCATAAGTAAATCCTGTCACATATATATCACCAGCATTTATTCCTGTTAAATTTGAACCATCACCATAAAGGGTTGTTGCTGAAAAAGATCCATTAACAGTAAGACCTGTCATATCATTAATGGTTGCTTGAAGTGTTGAACCATTATTTTGTGTAATTGTTAAAGTATTTGCATCATTATATGTAAATCCTGTTGCATAAATTGATGAGGTATAACCTGAATTTAATATTTGTAAAATACCATTTTCAGTTCTGACCCATAAATTCTCATCTGTTGAATTTAAAAACAATTCTCCCTTGAAAATATCTGTGGGGGAGAATGTATTTAAGGTTGTTCCTGTTGGTATTGTAGGTACTACACCAGTGTCTGTAGCTCTTTTTATAAGTAATCTTGAGTATTCGATTTTATCTGACATAATCTAATTTTTTATATAGATATAATTTTTATTTTATTGTTTTTTTAAATATCGGGTCTATAAACATTACCAAATAAAGGAATTGAACCATCGATTATAGGTCTTAATTTACTATCACCACCATAATTTCTAACTGAATTAATGCCAGCATCTAATATATCTATTAAATTTGTTTTTGATATATCCATAACTGTATTTTCCCCACCATCAATTATATAAACATAATTTGATACAATTCCATCGTTATTGATTTTTATTCCATCTAAATAGATTGTATTTGGTTCAGTTGCTGTTAATCCATCCCCTATTATAATATTATTTGATCCATTTGGTAATATGGAGTTATTATTACCAATAATGATTGAATTTGACGCACCTTTTCCAATATAATTATTTCTACCAAAACTTGGTATATTTGGTGAGTTTGGTGAATTGAAATTTGTTTGTTGATTGGTTGTTATTTTATCAGATATGGTTGATAAAGGGTATTCAACTACTCCTCCACCAGTTGCAGATATAGGATCAAATGGGGGTCTATTAATTCCATTAACCCAACATACACCATTTTTTAATGTACCCTTTAATGATTTACAACATTCAGCAGATATTATTTGTCCTGATGCTGATACATAATATCTTCTACCCTTTTTATCTAATTTTCCAACAACATCTGTAGGACATGCTGAATTTGATGCTGGTATTTGCACATTGTCGGGACTGAATATTCTAAGGTCATTAATTTTAAATAATATGACTTTTGTTAATTTATCTATTGAGACCGGATCATAATCAACAATTTTATTAATCCTCCAATAAACGTTATCTATTAAAATTATATCCCTATAATCAAATGTTGCAATGTCTTTTGGTGTTAGATAAAACATTGCCTCCATTAACCTTGAATTAATGTCTGTAATTGAATTAAAAGTTGATTTATGGAATTTATCCATCAGGGTTTTTAACGGATATTGACCCGAATTAAAATAGATCTTTTTTGCATTGTCAAAAGCTAGATCATAAATGGGGTTGGTGGGGTTATCCCACATACCACAATATGGATATTTTGTTAATACAACACCTTCGTTATCTGCCTGTGATGCATAATCTTTTAATCTATATGGTGTATTTGTATTTTGTAATCCCCCATAAAACAATATTCTTGTATTAACTTTTCTTGATGACATTTGGTTATCATTTAAATCAATAAAGAATGGGGCAACACGATCATCAATATAATTTGATGCATTTGGTGTTGGTGAAAATAATAATTCTAATGTGTTTGTTTCATTTGAAAAGTCGTTATCTACCTCCAATATAGAATCCCCATATATTCTTTTGGTGTCAGAAAAATATTCGTTGTTATAATAATCTTCATCTTGTCTATATGTGTAGGTATAGATCTTCGCATCCAATTCTGACATCGGAATTATTTTAATATCAGAATCGTTATCAATTTTATAAGTCCAATCTTTTACTTTTTGTTTGGATCTATAATAATCATCTCTTGGTTCAATTATAAAATCCTTATCTTTATCAGGGTTATCAGCAACAATCAAATTAAACATCTTGACAATATCCAAAAAGAAGTCCTTAATTTTAACTTCATTTGGTAATACCTGATTCATATTGATATTAGCATTTGTCCCCGTTTCAATATTTGATGATGGGACAACTTCTAAATATGCTGGTATTCCTGCTTCTGATTCTTCTAATAATGCTTGAACTATAATTTTGTCATCATTTCCATCCCAATCTACAGCTTCTGGATATTGAAGACCAAAAAAGACGACAATTCTATCTCCTTGTTCCAAATATATATTTGATGCTGCAAGACTTAATGGCATTTTATTTCCTGTGTCATACCAGGGAGATACTTGAGTATTTGTTGTTGATGGTGTAAATGTTTCTGGCACTTCAGATGTATCTAATATGTTAGATGCCGTCCCACTTGCATTTATTTTAAATAATCTATAATAATAATTAAAATCACCATCCTGATATTTGACCGTATTAACACTTATATCTGTATTGATATATTTCATTACCATAACGGCATTGAAATTTATATCATAATATCCTGATTCTTGACAAGTATATTTATTTTGTGTTGGTGATAGTGATGGTGCAAATGAATTTAAAGGGTCTTGAAATGTCTTATCTCCTACCTCCCCACTCTCTCTATCAAAACCTATATAATAATTCGTTGTATCGTTTTTATACCACTGATAACCATACCACATTAATGGGGTTATACTTCTATAACCTGTATCAAATGGTTCAGAAAATTGTGATGAATACTGATTGAATAATGATGTTTGCTCCCCATTTGAAGCATTTATACCAACGATGGTTGTTTGCTGATTAATTTTTGTTTCATCCTTTTCTATTTTATCATTAACATATGGTAAAATTAACTTTTTAAAATAATCTGAATTAAAGAAATTTGAACTATAGGTTGTGCCAGCAAGATCAAATATCTTATCAATAATTGTTTTAACATAAACAGCAGGAAATATATCATATGCATATAAATTATTTAATATGTCTTGTGAATTTCCATTTATAATATAGGGATATACATAACCAGTTCCCCCTTCACCAACATTAACATCTTCATTAAATGACTTGATGGTATATTGCCAAGAATTTTGAATATTTGTTTTTGATCGTTGGTGGTTGTATTCACTTAAATCCAAGTTTCTTAATGTAAGATCCCCGAAGTCAAATAATATTGTCCTTAAAAGTCCTGTAATAATAATCTCATATTCAACAAGACCATTATTGATTACAACGTTTAATAATTGTAAATCACCCTTAATTAATTGATTGTCTCCAATTCTTAATTCTGCTGATATTTTTTTAACGGGGTTGAATGATGCTGAATCAACATCAACTTGAAATATCCTTTTAAAGAATTTGTTATTTTCAGGAGTACCTGGAAGTATTATGGTTTTTGAATAACTTGAGTTTCTTTTTGTGATATCTAAAATATCTTCTATCTGATAGTTTAAACTGATGTTAATATTGTCGTAAGTATCTAATACTTTTTGTTGAGCTATTATTTGAAAATCGTTCATATAATTTTTAAATAAATATTATTTTATGGTGATTGTTTTTAATATAAAAACCCCACCTACAGAATTATAGATGGGGCTTAAAGAAAAAAACCTAAAAATGGCAAGAAAGATTTAAATATAAATATACATATTACATATAAATATATGCAAGTTTAGCAAAAGTTCATTAAAATCTAAATTCGTTATAAGAAATTATTAAATTAAACTCATATTTGAAGATGTCCTCATTTATTTTCTTATATATTTCAATATTTGATTCTGATAGTTGAGCTGGATATATCTTGCCATCAGGACTTTGCATATAAACAGATGGGGACTGAATTAGATCTTTCATCAATTCTCTTTCAAATTCAAATAACCACCCCGAATTAAGGGTATATATTTCTTTTGATTTTTGATAAAAATCTTTTGTTCCTCTATCCCACTGATCATAACCAAATGATCCTACTGAAAAATTACCTTCTGTTTTATAATAAGATGATTTAACACTCTCAATTGATTCTCTTGATATGTAAATAAATGGATATGTGATAAACGATCCATTCTTATCTTTCCACATAATGTGATATATTTCATACATACTACAATCATTATTCAATTCAAATACAATATCTTTTGACATTTGAGTGTAAGTCATGCCAGTTAAATCAACTGCAAATACACTATATGAATTAACATTACCCGAATAACCACTAAATTGATTTGTTATTTCTGTTTTATTTGGTGTTTTTGCTATTTGATCTAATCCTATTGGTGAATAAAAATCTGTTGCTCCTGATGGTTTTGGTATTACAAGTTCCCCTAATGTATTGCTATTGTTATCATAAAATACATAAGCCATGCCATCCACAAATGATCCTGTCCCTTCGCAATGTGTTAATAAAAACCCTATTGATGATCTTTCAATTCTATAATTATGATTTGTATTTAAAATGGTGGAGATATTCTCTAATGTGGCACCAGGTTGAATTACATAATCATTAAAATAAGTTGTCGTATAATCAGGTCTATCAATATGTGCATTATATGTCCTTTTATTTAATATTTCTGCTTTAACGGGGGTTTGTGATAACCTTCCATCTGCATATTTTATATATCCACTAATTGCAACTGATGATGTTGCATAAGGTATATCAGTTAAAATACATAACCCCAATGTGGGATGAACGAATATTTGTGTAATTGTCCCCACCGTATTATATGTAGGTCTTGGTGTTCCAAATATCTGTCCTCCTTCTACTGGTGTATTTCCTTGATATGCTTTTGATGTTATGACATATTGTGTTCCTGCTGATAAAATGGTTGTCTGTCCATTATAGAATGGAAATGTATTTTGACCAGCAACTGTTATTGTTTGTCCCGATAAGAATGAATGGGTGGTATTTCCTGTAAATCCTACATAACCATCGCTAAAAAAGTTATCAGTATAATTCCATATTGATATATTCTGTTCAATAATAACCTCATCCCCTACTTGGAATATGGTATCATTAACATTTGTTAAACCAGTATTATTAAATCCTACTGTCCCACCACTAAAAAAGTTATCATTAAATGGAAATGAATATAATGTTTCTTCACCAGCATATATGTCATATTCGAACATCGTGTCAGTTCCTTCATATGATAAGCCATAAGATATAACATTTGGATATGTTGTGGTGTCTGCTGATAAATTCTGTGATACAAAATCCTTTAATGTATTTGATAAATTCACATTCCCATATCCATAAGGGTTTGGATCAATTTTATATTTAATTACATTTGCTAATATAAATGAAAATGATGTTATGGGTGCTGATGGTTCTAATGTTATAACCACTTGTGTTGATGATAATACTCTAACAACATCATAATATCCATTTACAGACGATCCTGATGAATATAATAGGATCTTATCCCCTACCGTAAAAGAATGTGCTGTAGTGGTTGTAAATTGTGTATATATTTCATTTTCTAATGGATAAGCTTGTGCTGTTGATCCACTTGATGTTACCCTATTCCAACATAAATTTATCAGATATTTATATTGATCGTAATCATCATAATTTGTTGAATATACTTGAACGGGTACTGCTGAATAAGCTGCCGTGTAATTGCTTGGTGTTATTGTAAATGAATATGACATTTCTTATATGTATTTAAAATTTTCGTTTATAAGCTTCAATAAGTTATTAATCCCTTCTTCTTCATATTTCCTTTGTAGGGTTTTTGATGTTTCAATCTCCGTTACGGTTTTTTGTATTACGTTTGTTGGTGCAATACCAAATTTGAATATGTTTTTTCTAATTCCAAATACTGCAGATTGTGGTATTCCCTTAACTGATGCCCATCTTGATATTGCTTGAATGGGTGGCATTTTTGTTGTATATCTAAATGGGGTATTATATTTCTTTTCAGTACCACTAACCCCCTTATCAACATATTTTAAATAATCATTTGCTATTAGTTGAATTTGTGTTGCATCATCTAATAATTTAAAATTAAGTGAATTTAATAATGATCCTGTTGCTCTTTTTGCATAAGGTCTATTTGACAATAAAAATCTTGATAGAATTTTAACATAATCCCTACCGAATTCTCTCATCTTTTTTTCTGATATGGTTGAAAATTCTTGTGCCATTAGCCTATTACTGTAAATTGAAAATTAGTGGTATAACCTACATTTAACAAAGTTAAATCAACATCGAAACTATTTAGTTGAAAGTTATGAATACCCTTCTGTGTTTTTGTAGGTGGTGTTTTATACCAATTATCGCTTCCAGGATAACCTTCTTCGTACCATGCCTCAATTTGTGGAAATCTATTATTTAAATTATGATTTATTGTTATATATGTATTTGGTACTAATAATTGAGTTACTTGATACATTTCAATAGTACCCACTTGTTGTTGAATATATTGTTGCAATTGAGTACAAGCAGTTACGGTATCACAAGTCAAATATCTTGTTGTCGGGTTGATGGGGGATAAATTTGTCTGAACAATATCTCCTGTTGGTAAAATACAATTTGAATGTTTTGTCCTTATTGTAAATTCACCAACCCACCCATTAACGGAATCTTGCGTTTCATCAACTGCTGGATAACAATTAATATCATCCAATAACATAATACCATAATTTCCGAAATTAACCTGTATTTCTGTTATAAAATCTTGAAGACATTGCAGCATATCAGATAGGATCTCTTGAACGTTATTTGAATTAACCCCATTTTCTTCCAAATAATTTTCTTGAATATTTGTCTTATCCATAAATAATACGGTAAATGATAGATCGGGGATCGCCGTTTTATTTGTTGCCCTTATAACTGAATTTTGTGATGTTGTAACCCACATATATGGCATTTCCATTTGTCTTGTTGTTCCGATATCAGATGTTGGTCCATATCCAAAATCATTTATAAAGTAATGCCTATCAGCAAAGTCCTTAAATAGGTCTATTATTTGGTTTAATGAGATTATATTTACGCTCATATTAATGTATTTTTGTTATTCTGTTCGTTTATTTTGTCCCTCTGATAAAAATAAGACATCCAATTTAAACAACTTATATAGTTTTTCTTATATATTTTATCATCAGTGGTATTCAATTCTCTTATAAGCAAATGAACCATCGCTAACCATTTATATTTATCGTCCATTTGAACATTACTTTTTAAGTCAAATTTACTCTTTTTCTTCCCCTCCTTTTTTATTGTTTTTCCAAATAATCCTTCGTATTGATGTCTGATAAATTGCCGCCAGTTAAAAAAAAAACAAATAGGGGATAAACCTCCTTGATATTTAGTGATTTAAATAACTCTTGTCTATTCATAAAATCTGATTTGAATTTTTCCAATTCACCATTTTCCTTTTTCTTTCTTAAAAATATTGCCAATAATTGTGGCATTACTGAAAATAAATTACCATTTGAAGAATTGATGATCATTTCAATTGATATTACTTCTCCCATCGTTAATTTTGAAAAATCACTTTTTAAATAATATCTTTCATCATTAATATCCACATATTCAACTGGCTCTCCTTCAATTTCTTTATTTGTGAATGATATGTTATCAATTAGATTTAGAAAATCGTGGTAATCAATTGCCATAAGATCATCTTCACTAATCCCCATAAAAATTGTTAATATTTTAACTGATATTTCTATTGCATTTTTTTCATCTCTATTAAATGAAAATATCTGTGCAAATTGCTCTACACTAACCTCACTCCAATCGGTGGGCAAATTGAATGATTTTTCTTCGTCTTCTAATATTAAATTGACCTGTATCATAATTTTAATTAAATATAATTTTTATTTTATTGTTTTTTACGTCTATCCCGTAATGCTTTAGCTCTACAATTTAAATGACAATATTTACTCCTATCAGGGAATGGTGTTTGATATTCTTTACCACAAACTTGACAATTTAAAGTAGTATATTGTTTATTCTCCCACGATTTTTTACCTATTTCACTATGGAATTTTCTACCTTCTTCTGATTTGTGCCATTCTTTTGATGCTTCTCTACCTTTTTTATTAAATTCTTTGAACCATTCAGGATCTTCTTCAATCCTTCGTTTTGATTCATAAGATAGATGTTCTTTAGCCATCATCAATTGAAGATTATCAATTCTATTATCGTGACTATCCCCGTTAATATGGTGAATATGAAATCCCTTTGGTATTTTACCATTATGATATTCCCATACTACCCTATGCATTCTTTTAGTTCCTCTTGAAAAATATCTTTGATTTGGATATAAATAATAAGTTTTACCATCAAACTCCTGTGTTGGTATTTCAATTTTTTGTGTTAATTCGCATCCCATATAATTAAATATAATAACTTAATACATTTAGTGAATAATAAAGGATGTATTTAGTTATTGTTTTTTACATCATCTTGAATATTGGCTTTCTTGATCCCTCTTTACGTGCTCCAAGTTTCATCATTGCCACATATCTTAATGCGTCGCATCCGTGATTATAAGAATCAATAGGGGTAGTTTCATATCCCCCATTTTTATCTCGTTTCCACATATATTTTTGTAATTCCTCCAAAAGATTATTACTATGTTTAGTTATTAACATTTTATTTTGTTGGAGAACCTGTATCCCGTAGTTAATACTATCCCTACCTTTTTCAACAGGTTTAATTTGAAATCCATATTTTTTTAATTCAGCAATTGATTTGGGCTCCGAACTATCGGCATAAATTTCACCCTTAATATTTAGTTGTTTCATTTGTGATGCTAATTCACTATTTAATAATCCCGTCTGATAAATAACCTCATCAGCAATAATTGAATCATTATATTTGTATAGGGCTATTAAGGCTAAAGGATCTGACGCATATCCAAAATCACATCCATATCCCAATAATCTTGCATCCTCTGGTATTTGATCTATAACTTCATAATCCTGATATATCGTTCCTTCAATATTACCCATTTGACCATCCAAATATACCTTAACCCAGTTTTGGTAATATGTCGATGTCTTTGCTTTTTCCCTATATGATTCTAATTGATCTATAATGGTTTTTGGTAATGCTTCGTTATCCCTATATGTGAGTGTTAAAAAATCAACATCATCTTGATTTTGAAGTTCAGTATTCGCCCAGAATTTCGATGATGGGTTGTAATCTAAATAAATGTCCTCATTTGTCCTAATTGCTAGTTGAGTATATGATTCATAATCAATAGAATTACACTCATTCACATATAAGATATCTCTTCTACCACCTCTTAATTTATCAGGTTGATCAGCACCAAAAAATTCCATATATGATCCATTAGAAAATGTGTAAATTGAATTTGAAATATTCCAATGACTGGGGATGAATCTATTTGTCTCCTTCATTATATTTAGAAAATCACGTAATGCACCCCTTCTTAAGTGGGGCATTGATTCTGCAACAACCGATATTCTTAATTGTGGGGTTTTAATTGCCTTGTCAATAAGTATCATTAGAATGGCAATTGTCTTTCCTGCTGATGATCCTCCGGGTATTACCTTAATTCTTTTATTTAATCCCCTTATTTTCTTTATTGCCGTTGTGTATTTAAACTTATTCTTCTTCTGGTTCATCCGTAAATAATGGTTGTTCAGATATGGTTATATCTTGTTGCATTTTATCTGTATATTGATAGTGATTTTTAAGGACAAATATTGCCATTGTTGGGTTTATACTATGCTTGAATGTTAAATCTACAATCTTACCCTCCTGAATTTTCTTTGCTCTTTTTATAAGTTCGGCAAACTTGGGGTATTTATCACACATTTCACTTGTAAATTGTGGATATAGATCTTTTTCCTCATATAAAAATCGTTCGAACCAGATGTTATCATCATCTGATTTTAACCATTCAATTAAGTCATTTCCCAACTCAATTACTTTTTCTTCAGTCCATTTGGTAGGTCTCCCACCTAGATTCTTCTTTTTCATCTTTTAATTTTTAAATTCATTTATAATTGATTGATCATTTTTGAACCATTCTCTATGTAATTGTTTTAATTTTATAGGGTTATTAAGATGCTTGAATTTTTTATGTATTGTTGATTCTAAAAATGAATAATTTGGTAATAATTGAATTATATTTATTTGATTCAATTTCATTTGATTTTTAATTGATCTCAATCTTTCATCTATATTATTAGTTATACCAATTTTTAATAAATCCAATTCAGGTGAATATAAAAGATATAATATATTTGAATTCCAATTTTTAGAATATTTTTTACATAATTCAATTAATTCCATAATTTTATTATGTTGATCAATAGTTTTTGTATAATTATTATTTATGCAATTCATAATAATATCATCTAATTGATTCATATATTTATAATACTGTTTTTTATCTGATAGTTTCATTTTAAAAATTGTCTATATTCTTGATAATTTTTTATTCTTGCTTCTGCTATTTTAAAATATTCTTCATCCATTTCCATTCCGATGAATTCATATCCCCCTAAAAGTGTTGCAATACCTGTTGATCCTGATCCCATAAATGGATCTAATATAACTCCACCTTTTGGTGTTATAAGATTTACAAGGTAATACATAAGTTGAACTGGCTTAACAGTTGGATGTGATGTTTTATCCTCAAAATGGTCTAAGCCCATATTTCTTTCCTTCTTACTTACTTTTGCTTGATAGAAAAATCTACTTGCTCCACCTTTACTTGATGGGTAATCTTTAATGTCATTACCACCACCTAAATTACCTCCATCATATTTCTTTTTTGGCTTTGATGCTCCAGTAATACTAATACCACTTTGTTCGTCTAATATTCTACAAGGACAATCGGGGTTGGTATGTATGTCTGCTTTATCTTTATACCAAGTACCTTCTATTTCTTTTGCTGTTGGTTGTGTTTTTCTCCCATCTTTTTTACCATATTCACCATTTCCATAATTATCAAAAGTTTGTTTTTTTAATCCATTATTTTCACCTTTAATCACTTCATCACATATACACTCTAAAATAATGTTGGCTGGAAATCTACCTTCACTATCTCTATAAGAATTAGTATCACTTCCTCTACCTGCTTCACCACCAGCAAATGTTCCTTTCGGTGCATTATGTATTGATATAATTTCGATTCCAACCCTACTTCCATCAATATTTATCCCACCAGTTCCATATTTTAATACATTTTCAACAATTGTTTTTTCTGATAAAGGCTTTCTTGCCAAACAGATTGGTTCATTTAGACAATCCATTTTGTCTTCCTTGTATATAACATTGTCTTCCACAGAATGTCGTTGGATGTCTTTCAACTTCAAGTTTAAGGCGTTGAAAAGAACCTCCGCAGTTAAGACATTTACATTCACACCATCTGTCTGTTTGTTTTTGACTTGGATGATGTTCTCTAATATGTTCTGCCACTCCAACGATTTTAAGGTTTTCAAGTCTATTATCAGATTTGATTTCGTTGATGTGGTGTATCTGCTCATCTTTTGATAAAGGTCTTCCAATATGTTGCTCCATAATCCAACGGTGTTCCAACATATATTTTCCATCAATCTTAATTGCGACATATCCATCAGCCCTTGTAAAGCGACCTGTATATTGGTGTTTTTCTCTACAAGACATTGAGCAGTATCTAACGCCTCTTTTTGCTCTACTTGGTTTAACTCGGAACTGCTCTCCACAATTTTCACATATAATTTCCATAATTCACTTTTTATTATATATATCAAGTTTAACGCCGTTCCCTCTAAATCTTCTGGCTTCTGAGCCACGGCTATAATTTCCTGTGCTGGTTTGAGCGATGTTCCCCATCCTTCCCATTCAGATTGACCTTTTGTTTCTTTATTATTAACTTCATATCCAAACATTCCATAACTTCCTCCTCCGTGTCTTTTACTATCACCAACTACCACTCTTTCATTACCTTGTAATTTATCAACCGCCTTACCGATGTTTAATGACTTTGGAAACCCACTTCCATATAACCACATAATCTGGTCTCTTATTTCAAAACCAGCATCTTCTATATTTACAGCCATTCTGTGATATGTTCTTGTTCCACCGAATGATACTACATGCCCACCTGGTTTTAACACACGATACACTTCACGCCAGAACTCAACCGTTGGAACTTCAGCATCCCATTCTTTACCCATAAATCCTTTTGATGCTCGTTGAAATGCACCATCAGTTCCATATTGTGCTGATCCTTCTTTACCAAATCTTTTTCTTATGCTGGTTAAAGCATAAGGTGGATCTGTTACAACACTATCAACTGAATTGTCATCTAGTGTTTTTAATAATTCTAAATTGTCTCCCTGTAATATCATTTCTTACTTGTTTTTCTTTGCTTGCATGATTGGCAACCTTTTGGTGCTTCTATTGCCGGTTCAGCGTTTATTACTTGTTGAATTTGTGGCACATTTGAATTATACCAATTGATAAGTTGTTTTTGATATGCCTTTATCTGTGCCGAACAAAAAGCACATATATTAACCTTTTCATTCATTAATGTCATAAACATCGTCTCCATCGATTTAACATCAAATTTGGTTACCCTTTTTAATCCTATTAGTCGTTCTAATTCCAATTTTACATTTTCATCCATAATTATTTTATATTTTTTTTTATTTTAATTTTCATTTTCTTAATGCAATGAAATGCTGATACGTGATCAATATCCCAGTCCTTTTCAATCTCTCTAAATGTCTTATCTTTAACAAAATATTCTTCCCACATTAAATTGTCAAACCAGCTTTTTGAAATATTCTTATATATCTTCTGTATCTTATCCAATTTCTCTTCAAATATAATCTTATTCTCAATATCCTGATCGTCGTCCAGAATGGTTATATTCTCATAAAAATCATAATCTTTTATTCTTACATTCTTATGAAAGGATGATGTATTACTATGAATTTGAAATCTCACCACGTTGATAAAATAATATTTAAAATATCCTTCATTATATATCCTTTCAATTTTTTCTTTATTCTCCAAAAATGATAAAGCAATTTCTGATATCAATTCTGGTTTTAAGTCAAATCGGGGAGTTATTAAATTGTTTATAATTTCATCATAAATGCTCCCTGATGTGCAAATCTCCTTTAATATGTTATCTAATACCAAGATTTAATTATTTCTATTTAATTCTGATATTTGGTTGAAGATATAATTAAATTGGTCATCTACATAATCAATATCAATAATTTCTATATCTGGATCAATTCTATTTAATTCCAATTTTAAAATGTATTCAAATATATAATAAGTCAGATCATAAATTTTCTTACATAATTCAAATTCCTCCTTTTCTACCAGTTCATTAATATACATAACACTACGATGCAAATATCTAATGAAATGATCACAAATATCATCGATCATTTTCGTGTATTTTTGTTTTGATGAATTGACCAAATAATTGAATGTAATATAAGTTAAAGTATTTTCTTTATATTCCTCCAACATTTGGATATGAATTTTATATTTGTTGGGCATAAAATCAGATAAATTACACATAAGCTTTTTATTATAAATATATGGTTATTTCAAAAAGTTATATTCTTTAAATATTTTTTTGTAATTTTTGTTTATATATGTATATAAACGCCTTCTTAAATTATTTGCTTGATTCTTATCAATATTTAATTCACTCATAACCCTATTTATATTCCCTCCATCCAACGTTATTAGTAGATGTTGATATAATGTATCATCTTTTAATTTTAAATCTCTTAAAATCAATTCAAATATGTTATTTAGATCATCATTTTCTTCTTTAACCGGTATTAAAAATTCAGATTCAGTTATATCATAATTTTTATCTAATATCTTTTGTTCCCTATTATATCTTTTTCTTTCAGCATTAAATTCGTTTTTGCATAATATAAACATATAACCCTTTATATCATTTAAGTTGGTGGTTATTTTACCCTGATTTATCTTATTAATGATCTTGATGAATGAATTATTTATAATTGTATTTCTTGTATTTTTATCCCTATAGGTTTTAAACCCTGGCTGCATATTTAAATTCTTTCTAATCATCTTCAATAATTCTTTTTCACTTATTGATAAATCAGGATATTGATATTTTAACTGGGGGTTTTGAAATCTAAGATTAGATATTGATGAGTTGCTGTTATCCCCATCCAAATGTATTACTCTTGCTCTATCATATACTTCATTTGTTGCCATATATATGATAAAATCATCTTGAGTAATTGTTGCTTTAAAATCAGCAACTAATATTATTTTTTTATTATTATGATTTTTTGATATTAATTCTTTTCCTTCTGCATTATATACTATGCCTTTTTCAACATCACAAGTATATCCTTTCTCTATTAAGTATTTGATTTTTGTTAATTTATCCATTGCCATTTTATTTTAATTATAAATATATGATAAATTAAAAAAATATTATATTTAGGTAATATAAATTAAGTTATCCCCCCTACCCCCCATAAGAAAAGATAACTTAAATTACCACTATATTTGAGGCTAATGGTTATCATAAGTTGTCGAACGATAGAGCCATTATTTAAAATTGAAATATTATTTTATTTAACTTTTGATCAGTCCTCCACCATGCTTATGTGTCTTGCCAAGATAGGATAAAATAAAAAAACCCCTACTTTAATTTCCCGAACAAATTTCAGTAGAGGTTCAAACCATAAAGGTTAATTTCTTTCTAACTTTATAAGTTCGGTCTTATATGTTATATATAAATATATGGGTTTTTTAAAAAAGAGTAAATATTAAAAAATTATTTTGGCAGATTAAAATAAAATACTTATATTTACAGAAACAATTAAAAACAGATAAAAATGGAAACAAAAACAATTAAAGTAATTTCAGCTATTTCATCAATTATTAATCAACCAGTAGATTGTATTGATGAATCATTTGCAAGTTGGGTAGATCTTGAAGATTCTATTATTTATGATTTTGAATTTGATGTTGTTATTCTTGGTGATGATTACCTATTAAACTCATCTCAATTCATAAATCTATGTAGGTTATCCAATGATCTTGATTTTGATATCATTTTAGAATCTGATCTACACGATCATATAATGGATAAGAACGACGATC